ACTTTTTTTATTTAAACTTTATACATATATTTGTTTATTGTTTAACTAAAAAAAATATAATGCAAGATCCAACAATCAATTCTAATTTAGAAGAAAAGCAACCTGAACTTACAAAGGAACAGCTTAACGCAAGGAGAGAAGAAATCTCTGCTTTTTACAAAGAAAACATTCCCCATTTAGAAGTACAAGCTGAGTATGAAATGCTATTGTCTACCATTGAGAAGGCTAGAGCAGAAAGAATGCAGGCTCAAATGTTTATGTCTCAGCAGTATGCTGAACAAAAAGACGGTGGGTTAACTCCTGACTCAGACGAGGCAGTTGCTTTTAAACAAGCAATGGAAGCTGCTGCAAGTAAAATAGATTAATCCTAAACTCATTATCATGTTAATAAAAAAAGGAGATAAAAGTCTGAACGTAAAACACCTTCAACAAAAACTTGGTTTAAAAGAGGATGGTCACTTTGGATCTATGACTGAGAAAGCTGTGATAAGATATCAACTTTCTAATGATTTAGATGTGACTGGTATTGTTGAGAGTGAGATGTGGGTACTATTATTCAATAAACCTAACAATGAGAATGAGGCTATTGATGAAGACAATGATGTATCAGGACAATACTTTAGAACCAACTATGATCAGTTAGTTCATAGACATTATATGCCTAAAGGTGAGTATATCAAAGGACCAATTAAAAATGAATATGTATTCTTACACCACACTGCAGGATGGCACAACCCTTATAATGTAATTGATGGTTGGGGTAGAGATAGCAGAGGAAGAGTGGGAACTGAATTCGTTTTAGGTGGAAGAAACCATAAAGATGGCAGTGATGAATTTGATGGTTTAATGGTGCAAGCATTTCCAGAAGGGTGTCAGGGATGGCACTTAGGAAAGACTCAATCAGGATGGATGAATAGACATTCTGTAGGATTAGAGATATGTTCTTTTGGTCATTTAGATGATGCTGATGAAACCTATATAGGAAGCAAAGCTATTGCATCAGAAGTAACTAGATTAAAAGAACCATTCAAAGGATTCTTAAATTACCATAAATATTCAGAAAAGCAAATCATTGAAACTGAAAAGTGGATAAGATATGTGGGTGAAAGGGATGGTATTGATATTAGACTTGGTTTAAAGCAATTCATTCAAAAGCATGGACCTATTAAAGGGTTTGGTTTTCACATGGAAGCAGCACAAGGTAAAATAAAAGGATTATTAACCCATACTAATGTAAGGTTGGATAAATCAGATTGTCATCCTGATCCAGACTTTGTTGATATGATATTAAGTTTATAACAATGGCAACAGTAAATCAAGTTAGTTTAAAACTAAAAGTTAGTTTAAATAACACAATTAAATACCAGATATTAACGTATTGTTTTTTTGAAGACATAGTAATAAGTAATTCTGATTTAGAATTTTTAACAGTATTGTCTAGAAATCCTAAGATGGAAATATCTAAGTTTAGCATTTTATTAACAGAACTAAATATTTTTAAAAGTGCACAATCAGCTAGAAATGCAATATCAAAAGCTGAAAAGAAAAACTTAGTTTCAAAAAAAGGTAGCAATAAAAAAACTATCATTTTGAATAAAGATATCAATGTACAAACAAACGGCTTAGTATTATTAGACTATAAAATTTTAGGAAGTGAATCCAAAGAAGCATAAAGAGTTCAAAGAAGGTATTGCTGAAGAAGTTGGGGTTCATCCACAAGTAGTAGATGACTTTATAACTTTCTATTATGCAAAATTAAGAAAGAAATTATCTGCATTAGCTCATACTAAAATTAATGTGGAAGGATTAGGTACATTTGAATTAAGAAAAGGTAAATTAGAATCTGCAATAAAAAGGAATAAAAGTATGTTAGGTAATATTGCCAAAACTACTTATAATGGTTATGCAAAAAGTGAAACCATAACTGAAAATATAAAGCAGATGTCTGAGGCCCTTGTTCAAATGGAAGAGAACATATTAAAAAGAATGGACTTTAAAAAGAAAAAAAATGAGTAAACCATGGACAAAATACCTTGATGTTTTTAAAAATGCAGATAAAATTGCTGAAGGTATAAAGAATAATATGTTTAAAAAAGAACATGTAGAAGCAATATTTACAGACAGGTACCAAATCTGTGCGGGATGTTCACTCTTAGATCTTGAAGGAACAAGTTGTTTAGCTCCGGGATCTCAACCTTGTTGCTCAGACTGTGGATGCAGTTTAGATTTTAAATTAAGATCTTTATCTTCTGAATGCCCCAAAGGTCACTGGCTAACAGTAACATCAGAAGAAGAAGAAGAATTAATCAATCAACAAATTCAAAATAATGAACATACAAGTTAATTATGTATATAACGGAATAATCAGTAGTGTCATAAGTAATCAACAGAATGACTTATGGTATACTACAATATCTTAAACCCATGGCAATAACATTTAAAGAAGAAGGTCACAT